CGCCCCCGACGCCGGTCGGATCCATTTTGACCTGTCCGCTTTTGCCGTGAATGCGATCGATGGCTGCCATAGGGTTCCTCGTTTCGAGCGTTTACGCGACGAGCGGGGCGACCATCACGTGCAGATGGCCGCCGCAGCGGTTCCAGCGAATGGACGGGTCGATGTCGTCGACTTCGACCGACTCGAGTTCTTCCTCGAATTGCGTGAGCATCGCGCCGTACTCCGCGATGACGAGGTCGGTGTCGGTGAGGAGCGTCGTGATGCGCGCGAACGCGCTCTCGACATCGGCGCCGCTGGTCATCAGCGCGCGCGCCTCGACCAGGTACACCGTGTCCTTGAAGGCGGGGCCGCCGAAGATCGGCGTGTCCAGCGACGACACCAGCGACAGGATCACAAACCGGGTCGAGCCGGGCGGCGCCTCCGCGAACCACGCGCCATCGGGCAGCAGCAGCCGCAACGCGGCGTCCTGCTGCAGGATCTGCAACAGCGCGATCGTGACGGTGGCGACGTTAAGCAACGCCATCGATCTTGAGACCGAACTGCTCGGCGAGGTGCGGGACGAGCGCGGTATAGAGCGCGCGCCGGGTCCGCATCATCGTCGAGGAAAACAGCGGGTTGGCGGGCATCGACCCGCGGTTCGCGCCGATGGCGTTATGGCGCGCCTGCGAGCCGCGCTCGAACAGCCACGCGTGCGGCGCCTTGTTGATGACGGTGCAGGACATGCGCGTCGACTCGTTGACCTCCGTGATGGCGAGGCCTTTTTTGAGATTGCCCGTCCGCGTCGGATAGCCGGTGTAGATCGTGTCCTTCGCGACGCGCGCGGACAGTTCGACGATGGGCGTCGCCGCCGTCGTCAGATCGGGCGCCAGCGTTTCGAACTGCGCGATGAGTTCCTGCACGCCGTCCCATTGAAACCACACCGACGCGCCGCCCGGCCCGCTCACTCGACCACCTCCGCGCAGACGAGATTGAGCTGCACGTGGCGCTCCTCGTAGTCGAAGATCCCGAGCACCGACAGACTGCGCCCGTCGTAGAGAAACCGCGTCTTGGTCGTCAGGCCCGTGCGATACGGCACCGTGACGATATGCGTCGCCATCGACAGCACGGTGCCCGCGGTGATCTGCTCGAGCGAGGCCTGCGACGCCGGCGTGATGCGCGCGAACTCGGCCGGCGGCAGATCGATCCACGACTCGACCCAGCCGGTCCCGTCGGGCACCGGCGGCCCGGGTTTCTGGAACAGGCCCTGGTGCTGGCGGCGGCCGCTCGCGATGTAGGCGTCGGCGGTCGGACTCATGCGATCCCCGGGTCGTGATACGCGCGCAACAGTTCGCGGACCTGGACGCCGAGCTCCTCGCCGGTCTCGCGCGGCGGCCCGGCGGGTTCATCGCCGCGGAACCGGTACAGCTCGCCGGTCTGCACCAGCACGGCGGCCACGACCACCAGCGGCACCGTCGTCGCGTCGGTCCAGGTGTCGACCACCGCCTTGGACCGGTCCGTCGTACTGCACCACCCGACGATCTGCGCCTCGGCCTGGTCGGCCATGGCCTGCACGTCGCCGTCATCCGCGGTCGACGTGATCCGCAGGCGCGCCTTGACCTGGTCGAGGGTCACGAACGTGCTCACCGCCGCCTCGTGTCGTCGTACACCTGCTGCCAGTCCTTGCCCTTGGGGCCCTCGGGGCCGGCGGGCCCGTGCGTGCCGTCCTTGCCGTCGCGGCCGCGCTTGACCATCAGCGTCCAGGCCTTGGCGCCGTCGCCGGGTTTGGTCGTCGTCGCGTCGTTGCAGTGCCAGGCCGAGCCGGCCCAGGTCACCAGGTCGCCGGCGGCGTAGGTCGCCCCGTCGACGAACACGCCGCGATACTCGAGCCCGGGCGCGCCATCGCGCCCGGGCGGGCCCGGCGGGCCCGGCACCAGGGCGCGGGTCTCGAGCGCGGCGACGCGGGTATGCATGTCCCGCAGCAGCGGCGCGATCCCCGCGATGATGGTGGCGAGCTCGTCGGCGGTCATGCGGCGAGCGCCTTCGTCAGCAGATCGGTCACCATGGCAGCCACCTGGTCGGGCGGCACCTGGGCCGCGGCCGGCGCGGCCAGCGGCGCCGGCGCGGGTTTGCTAAACGGATCGTTCTGGTCGCGCTGCGCGAGCGCCTTGAGCGAGAACATTTGCTGCTGCATGTACGGCGTGTCGCCGCCCTCGACGGGGCCGAGGCCAAAGTACCGCTCGCGCGCTTCATCCGGCGCCATCGCGCCCGCCCCGATCGCGTCCGCGGCGGCCTTCGTCTTGGTCGCCGTGTCCATCCAGATCAGGTCGTCGATGTCCAGCTCGGTGCCGTACTGCGTGCCGTTGATCGGCGTCGCCAGGCCGAGGCCCTCGTCGAGGGCGTTCTCGAAGTTCGTGATCAGCGACTGGATGCACAGCGAGTGATACATCTGCCACAGCGACTCGAGCGCCACGCCGCGCGGGAGCTCGCCGACGCCGATCAGGAACGGCGGCACGTGGTACACGCTGCAAATCGTCTCCGCGGTCCAGCCCAGTTGTTGAATCAACTGCGCGTCGACGGCGTTCATGCTCAGTTGCGTGTATTTCAGATCGGCGGTGAGGATGGCGAGCCGGCTGGCGTTGCTGTTAAGGGTGTCCCAGTCGGTCCGCAACTGCGCGAGCTGGTCCTTGGTCATCCCCGGCGGCGTGGTCAGCATCGCGGCAGGCTGCCCGCCCTTGGCGAAAAAGGTGGTGGACGTGTTCTGGATCGCGAGGCCTTGCTGCGTCGCCGCGGCGCACGCATAGATGGGCGACATGCCGACGAGCGGGTGGAACAAACAGACCATGCGGTCGTGAATGATCTCGCTGGCCGGCACGATGAACTTGTCCGCGGGCTCGTGCGCGAGGGCGAGACTGCCCGAGAGGTTGTCGTGCTGGAGCTGGTAGTAGATCCCGCCATCGGGCGCGATCAACGGCATGGTCCGCAGCGGGTCGAGCACGTAGAGCGCGGTGACGACGCCGCGCGCGTCGCGCTCTTTGAGGACGTAGGTGTTGCCCCACATCAGTTTGGAGGTGATCCACTGCTCGACGAATTTGGTCGTGGTCTGGTAGCGGTTCGGGCGCCGCAGGACGGGCGAGAACGCCGGCGATGACGTCGTTTCCCACATGTCGTCGTCGTTCTCTTCGACCAGATGCAGCGCGAGCTTGCCGATGTCCTGGGCGATGAGCGTCACGCACGCGAACACCGGCGCGTACTGCAGCACCTGGTCGCGGCGGGCCTCGACGTTGACCTGCCAGGCGCCGGCGTAGGGTTCACGGACGACGAGCGGATACCAGCCGCCGCCGCTGACCGCGCCGGGGCTGTACGGCGCCGTCAGTTGTTTCGCGGTCAGCTCGAGGCCGCGCCCGAACAGCCGCAGCCGCACACTCGCCATCAGCGGGCCGCGGTGACCGTGCACGTCAACGCGTTGCTCGCGCCGACCGTCACGGGGATCTCGCCGAGGGTCGCGACGACGGCCGCGTCGATCGCCGCCGACAGCGCGGTCGCGGATTCGAACGTCGTCGGGACGGCGATCCCGTTCCAGGCGACGACATCGGCCGCCGTGAACCCCGTCCCGGCGACCTGCAGCGTGAACGCCGTGGCGACGACGGCCGTCGACGGCGTCAGACTCGCGAGGACGGGCGCGACGGGCGGCGGCGTGTCCGTCCAGCCGTCGATCGAGACGAACCCGATCCCGCGCAAGGTTTCCGCGAGCGCGCGATCGGTGACGGCGTAGGTCTCGCCCTCGACATGTTCGACGCCGTTCTCGGTGTGATACGTCCGCGCGACGACGTCGAGGGACTCACCGGCCATGTTTCCTCCCAGTCGCACTACTCGGTGCGACGCGCGGGGGGCGCGCGTCGCCCGAGCAGCGCATGGCGAAACCGGCCACCTCGAGCGAGTCGACGAGGCCGGCCTCCACCATGATCGTGTCGCCCTGGCGCGGGTACTGGCCGTCCCAGTACCCGTCACGCAGGACCGTCATCGGCACCGGCATGGTTATGCCGTGTAGGTCGCGGCGGTGTATTGCACGACGCCGGCGCGCGCCTTCTTCCAGTTGATGAACCGTTCGGCGCGCAGGCCGACGAGGTTCATCTGCCAGAGCGAGGTCAGCAGCGTCGTCGCCACCGGCGGATTGTCGAGCGTGGAATCCATCTGCAGCGACGCCTCGCGCGATACGTCGATCGTCACGCCGCCGTCATCGGCGTAGAGAATCGCGCTCGGCTGCACCAGGGCCACGGTGTTGCCGGCGGCCTGCGAGGCGACCGCCTTGTAGCCCATGATCATCCCGCCGCCCTGCGACATCCCCGGGAACAGCGGCTGGCCGAGCGGGTTCAGGGCGTTGGTCAACGCCAGCGCGTTCGTCTCGGACAAGATCAGCACCGCGCCCGCGGTCGGGATCAGCGCGGCGGTCATCGCGTTGGCGAGCGCCTGGATGTCGGTCCGCGCGTTGGCCGGCGACGTGCCGGCGGTCGTGATCGGCGTGACGCCGTTGGTCACCGAGCCCGGCGACACGCCCGCGACGGCGGCCTTGGTCGGGTCGATGAACTCGGTGTCGAGGAACGCGGCGATGCCGTTGATCATGTCGCGCCGGATGACTTCCTCGGCCGACGGCGTCGAGGTGCGCGCGAGCTCCTCGGTGATCACGATGATGCCGGCGCACTTCAGGATCGTCAGCGTGATCGTGCCAAACTGCAGTTTGCCGACCGGCTTCGGCGCGCCCTGGCCGACCCACTGATAC